CGGCTGCACCAGATGTTCTGCACCGCTGCTTTTCAAAATTTCTAAATATTCCGCATCGGTCACATCCTCTTCCTGTGCGGTGTTTCGTTCATCTACATACACCTCATAGCGGTCAAGGTAGGTCGGCTCTGTACCGAAACAGAAGGTGGTTCGCTTTCTGGCATTGCCCTCGCCGCAGCCCAGCACATAAGCGAAGTTTTTCTGCACAGCATCGTCCGCCGCATAGGAAAAGGATAGCAGATTGTTGTACGCATCGGAGAATACGATATGAGGATTGTCATCCTGCAACAAACTGCGGTCTGTTCCGGAAAACAGGTTGCATTTCAGTGTATTTCCATCCAGATGCACATTTGCCGAACCGCCGATGGTTTCACAAAGGCTGTACAGCCATTCCAGAATATTGTCATAGCTGACCTGCATTCGTGCGGTTTTCTGCCAGCAGTCACCGGACACCGTTCCCATGGAAAAACCGGGCAGATTGCGGATTCCGGCGGAGATGGCATTGCGGGACAGCACCTTGCGGATGATGTCCTCATAGCTGCCGTTTGCAGTGATGGTGGGATAGATGATTCTTCGTTCCAGCAGACAGGCAAGAAACCGTCCGGTGACTGTCAGGTAATCGCCCTTTTCGGCATCAGTTTCCAATTGCAGGGATTCAATGATGCCGAAGTGCTGGGCATCATCACTCCTTGCCACGATTCTGCCACGCTGAAAGATGGATACATTCTGCGGACTGGCAGCGATATACACCTCAAAACAGCCGCACTGGTAGAACTCAATGTCCCACAAAAGCGACGAATAGCTGTCGCAGATGGCTTCCAAAGAAATGGAAATGCGGTTTTCTTCTGCGATAAGATTGTAAATTTCCAACTGCATAGCTATACCCCCAGATAAGAATTGCGGTGCATCAATGTCACACGCAGCTTTTTCACCCCACGAACTGCCTCGACCCGAAAGGTATTTGTTCCTTCTTTTAGTGTCAGCCAAGTCGAACCGGAAACCAGCCGGTTCAGGATGTTGCTGTCCACGCCGTTGCGTGTCAGCGTAACGGTCTTGTTTCCGGTTTTCGTGGTAACCGTAATGACATCGCCGGTCAGAATATCGCCTTTGATTTGCAGATACTCGCCGTTTTCGTTGTAGATGGTCGGTGTCACTGCCACCACTTCCTGCGGAATGTCGCTGGGCAATGCCTCGATTCGCAGTGTGAATCCAGTTTCATCCCCGTCATTGGTGATAGAAAACAGATTGCTGTTGGAATACACACCCAAAGGAAACGGAGCATCGCTCTCCGGAAAGGGAAAGTGAAATGCTCCGATCACACCGCTGTAATAAGCGTAGAAGATATCCCGGCTGTACCAGTAAATATCCGGACAGAGAATGGAGATCTGCCCGCTGATCTGCTGCTCGAAATTTGACACCTCGCAGGTTTCCACATACCCTTCGGCATAGACATCAATGTTCGCCGTCCTATACCAGATCTTGATGTATCGGGACGGCTTTACCACATGATACAGCTGATGCCGCCGTTTCTCGATGCCGATGCCACGCATGGCAAAGGAGATGACCACGTTTCGCTTTTCGATGAAGGCATTGTTGAGGTAGCTGCCGTTCATGCCTGCGTAAGAAGAAGTGGAAATCGTTCCGGCAGGCGGATTCAGACCTTCGATTTTGGAGGTCATGTATTGGTTGGCGGTGGTGGACAGGTTCAGCTGTTCGCCAGATTCGTTTTCGAGGATAAGAGTGAAATACACGGGGTACCTCCTTGCTTTTTCTGGTGGGGTGTGGTATAATAGATAAAAATGATAGGGACATTAGCCCTGTAAATCGGAATTTGACGAACCGGTTTAAATTGGGACTTAAGTGAGTAAAAAAAGAATTTGAATAATTAAAAAATCATAATCCAGTAATTTCGATTGGGGAGTATAAATTATGGAGAATGGCAGATTTGTTACATATACAGACAAAGATAGAGATATTGTCAGAAAAGGAATATGTGAAATTGCAAAGGTATTACTTGGCGATGATACCCAAAGAAAACTCAGTATGCTTTTTTGTTTAGATTGGTTTATGGATCCATATTATCAGCAGGATATAAGTGATATTCATGATGATTTAGTGTTATTGTTACAAACAGTGATTACTGAACCAAATGAAGATGATGTAATAGAAGATGCAATAGAATTACTGATGAGCTATGAGTTACCACCATTTCCACTTATTGAAGAAAAGAGAAACAGAATACCACTAAAATTTCAAGATGATATAGCTTATCTGTTAGACCCCAAAAGTTTTGAAGAATAAATCCCGGGTTTACCGCATTGATTAAAACCAAGTTTTCCTTTAAATCACTTACAACTTCCAGTTTTGCAATATTTACACATTCAACGCATTCCGTGTCAACCGATAAATCTCCAACCGTGACAGTGCCTTCGGCGATTGATTCGTCTGATTCACCGTTTTTCGGTTGTCCGTGTTGTAATAATTGTTCACTGTCCCACCGGAACTGTCGGGCAGCATTGCTCCGGAGATTCCATGCAAGCTGTAATTCAAATCAGAATCCATGGTCAGCTGCATGGCTTTCGCCACACCGCCTACGGCTTTTTCCACATACTTCTTGCTTTTGTCGATGCCGTTTGCCAGTCCTTTCATAAAGTCCGGCATCCAGCTTTCGTAGTCTGTCAGCGGTCCTTTGTCCGGAACAGAGAAGTGCAGGAAATCCCGAATGGTATCGGCAACATTGGTGACGCAGTCCGCCAGCCAGCCGATGGAACTCTGAATGCCGTCAATGATTCCCTGAATGATGTCCCGTCCCCAGTTCCAGGCATCCGAAGCCAGTCCCTTGATATATCCCACAGCGGCATCGAATCCATTCTGAATGGTAGATTTGATGCCGCTGATTTTGTCGGAAACCGCAGAACGAATGTTGTCCCAGATGCTGGATACCGTAGAAGAAATGCTCTGCATTACGTTGGAAATGGTACTCTTGATGCTGTTCCAGACGTTGGATACCACCGACCGGATAGCATTCAGAACATTGGAAACCGCAGAAGAGATTTGATTCCAGATAGACGATACCACAGAAAAAATAGCATTCATCACACTGGAAATCGTGCCGGAGATGCTGTTCCAGATGGAAGAAACCACATTCCAGATTGCAGACAAAACAGACGAAATGAAACCAGATACAGCATTCCAAACCGTAGTCACCACATCTTGAATCGCTGTCAAGACCGTGGAAATTGTATTGGAGATGGCATTCCAGATGGTTTCAAATGTCGTTCGAATGCCCTCTAAAATGGGCGTTAAAAACGCCACGATCGCATTCCAAATGGCACTGATCTTCTCCGAGATCCAGTCCATGACTCTGCCCACAATGATTTGGATGGCTTCAAAAATCGTCTGAAACAGATAACCAAATGCCGTGATCAGCGGTTCTAAGGTGGTGTAAATGGCATTCCAAACGGTCGTAATGACGTTATGAATTGCCTGAAAAACCGTAGAAACCACGTTGTAAATGGCATTGAAAATTGTACTGAAAAAGTTGTAGATCGCCGTAAAAATGGTGGTGAAGAAATCCCGAATCGCCGTAAATACAGTTGTTGCCACCGTCTGAATGGCAGTGACAATGGCGGTGAAGGTATTGGAAATGGACGTCCAGGTGTTGACGAAAAAGTCCCGGATTCCGGTAACAATTCCCGTGAAAAAGGAAGCAATGCTGTTCCATGTGTCCACAAAAAATGTTTTGATGGAAGTCCAGACTTCGTTCCAGCTTGTTCCGAACCATCCCAGCACCACATCTGCAATGCCTTTCAGGGTATTCATGATATTACGGAACGTGTTGACAACGAAATTCCAGATAGACGTAAAAATACCCTTGATGCCATTCCAGCACTGCTCCCAGTCACCAGTAAACAGACCAATCAGAACATCCAGCAATCCCAGAAGAATGCCGGTAAATTCGGAAAAGACATTGGAGATATTCTGAAAAGCACCCTCGAAAATAGGAGCCAACAGATTGCACAGACCGTCCCACGCCGCTTTCAGCACATCGGTGAAGCTTTCAAAGTCGAATCCAAGGGCATTGATGCGGTCTGTGATGCCCTGCGTCAATCCGGTAAAGGTGCTTTTGATTTGCTCCCAGATGGCGATGATATTGCTTTTGAATTCATCATTGGTTTTCCAGAGATGCACAAAGGCAGCCACCAAAGCGGCAACAGCTGCGATAATGGCAAGCAGCGGACCTAATGACACACCCAACGCTCCGGTAATGGCTCCGATGCCACTCTGCACAGACGAGAAAAGGGCAGGCAGTTTGGACACTGCGGAAAAGACCGTCCCCACACTGGAAATGGTCTTTCCCAGCACCACCAGCATCGGACCCAGAGCAGCAGCTATCAGTGCAATTTTCGCAATGGTTTCTTTTGTCCGTGGGTCTAATTGGTTCAGCTTGTCCACCAGTTCCTGAATACGGGAAACAATGGAGCGAATGGTAGGCATCAGAATGTCCGAAAAAGAAATCGCCAGTTCTTCCAGCTGGGACTTCAAGATGGTCACTTGTCCGGCAAGGTTATCCTGCATGACCGCTGCCATTTTTTCGGTCGTGCCATTGTAACCGTCTACTGTATCCGAACAGGTGTCAATGGCATTGGACAGTTTTTCAAAATCCGCCGGTGAACCGTTGATGATCGCCAGCATACCGGACATGGCCTCTTTGCCAAACAGCGAGGCAGCCGCCTGTGCCTGTTCTGCTTCAGACAATCCGCCCAATTTCTGACGGAGTTGTTCCATGAGTTCCCGTAAAGAATACATCTTGCCGGAACTATCTGTCAGAGAAATGCCGTACTGTTCCATGGCAGCTGCTACTGTATCTGTCGGCTTTGCCAGATTGGTGATGGCAGAACGCAGTGCCGTACCAGCCTGTGAGGATTTGATACCGGCGTTTGCCATCAGTCCGATGGCAATGGCAGAGTCTTCAGCAGAATAGCCCAAAGAACCCAGTACCGGAGCGGCATACTTAAAAGTTTCACCCATCATGCTGACGTTGGTATTGGCATTGCTTGATGCAGCTGCCAGAATATCCGCAAAGTGTCCGCTGTCCGAAACAGACAAACCGAAAGCGGTCAGAGCGTCTGTGACAATGTCTGAAGTAGATGCCAAATCTTCGCCACTGGCGGCGGCAAGATTCATGATGCCTTCGATACCGCTGAGCATATCGTTGGTTTTCCAGCCTGCCATCGCCATATAGTTCATGGCTTCCGCAGCTTCACTCGCTGAAAATTTTGTCTTACTGCCCATTTCACGGGCTTTTTCCCGGAGGGCATCCATCTCTGAACCGGTCGCACCGGACACAGCTGCCACCTTTGACATGGCGGAATCGAAATCCGCACCAGTTTTCACAGCAATGGTTCCCAGAGCCGTGACACCAGCGGTGACGGGCAGCAGCTTTTGTCCCACGCCGGAAATTTTGTCCCCGGCGGACTGCAGCGTTTCACCCAAAACGCCCATCTTTTCCAGGGCAGTGTGAGAATTGTTTGCTTCTGTGGTCAGACGTTTCAGTTCATTTTCGGTTTCGATAATCTCCCGCTGCAAAGCATCATACTGCTGCTGTGAGATTTCACCATTTGCAAGAGCAGTGTTTGCCTGTTCTGCCGCAGTTTTCAGTACTTCCAGCTTTTCTTTGGTGGCAGACACCGCATCTGCCAGCAGCTTGTGCTTCTGGGACAAGAGTTCGGTGTTGGTGGGGTCAAGTTTCAGCAGTTTCTGCACATCTTTCAGCTGTGTCTGTGTCCCCTTGATGTCCCGATTGACACCTTCCAGTGCTTTTGACAGCTTGGTGGTATCACCGCCGATTTCTACGGTGATGCCTTTGATGCGGTTTGCCATGTAATCACCTCAGTTCTAAAAAATTATCAGCTTTTTTATCAGTAAATCTATTGACATTTATGTAAAAATGACGTATACTATAAGTGGAGGTGTAGCGTATGAATATTATTGCAGCAATTCAAAATACCATTTCTATTTCGCAGTTCAATCGTGGACTTGCAGGAAAAATTTTTCAGGATGTCAAAAACAGCGGTGCAAAAGTTGTTATGAAAAACAATGCACCGGAATGTGTGCTTCTTTCTCCGGATGAATATGTCAGCCTGATGGATGAAGTGAATGATGCCCGCTTACTCACTCTGGCTGTAAAACGAATGGAAAAATTCAATCCGGAAGAAACGATTCCGGAAGAAAAAGTTATGAAAGACCTCGGAATCACAGACGACGATTTATCCGACTTTGATGAGGTAGAATTTGAATGAATTGGGAAGTAGAATATCTGCCGGAAGCCGAAAGTGATTTAAAATCGCTTGACGGAAGTCAAAGAATACTGGTCTTAAAAGTAATCAAGAAAGTGAAACAAAATCCGCTTCCTGTTTATGAAGGCGGATATGGGAAACCGCTTGGAAACAAAAACGGCAATGATTTAACTGGCTTTCTGAAAGTCAAACTGAAAAGTGCAGGTCTTAGAGTCGTATACAAAGTTGTCAAGCAAAATGATAAGATGCTGATTATTGTAATTGGTGCCAGAGCCGATGAAGAAGTATACGGCATTGCTCAAAAAAGAATACAGGAAAATGACTTGTAATCAAAACG